TCAGAAGAAGGACAATTTCAAACCGAAAATTGTCAAACAATCGGCACGAAAAGCGGTTACCGAGGGTCAGATACCTTTATAGAAGCACCAAAAATGGCAGGTTGTTTAACTGGTGGCGGAAACTCGGGCGGTTTGCACTCGGATATGACTGTTATTAAGCAACTGAATAACAAACAAAATTATGGTAATTCTACAAAACAACAGGAACGAGTTTATGATACAAGTGGCATCATGGCGTGTTTATCATCCAGCCGAACGGATGATAAAAGTAAAATATTAGTTCCGGCTAATACTAAAAAAGGATTTGATGAAGCTGCCGAAGGTGATAGTATAAATTTATCAAACATAAATTCAAAAACACGCCGTGGTAGAGTTGTACAGGGTGTAGCACAAATATTAGATACACAATGCAATCAAGCCGTTATACGGTCAGTTTCTACACCAGCACGAAAAGATAAGCAACAAAACGGCAGCCGAATCAAAGCCGATGGCGAACCGTCATTTACTTTAACAACTCAAGACCAACACGGAATTCTTATTGATGATGTCGCCATCAGAAGATTGACAGAAATTGAATGTGAACGATTACAGGGTTTTCCCGATGACTGGACAAAGTTTGGCATCTACGAAGATAAAAAAGGCGCTTCGGTTATAAAACCGATTGCAAAAACGCAACGCTATAAAATGATAGGAAACGCCGTTAGTGTTCCTGTTGTTAAAGCGGTGGCATCACGATTGAATATTAACAATTAATTTATATTACAATGGCAAAAGCAAAAGCAAAATCGTTACGATACACGGTTTTAAATCATTTGGAAGTCGAAGTATTTACTTCAGACAAATTAGAACGCACAACTCCTATCATCAAGGGAATGCAAAAAAATGACAAAGAGCCTAAAATTTATTTGCGTGATGATAAGGATTTGAAAATGGTGATGTGGGAGAAAAATACATTTGAACACAATTACATTAAGCAACCAGTTGAATATCGCTTGAATAATCTTGATGATTATTTGACCTTATATTTAGCCGATGGTTCGGAAATTTTGAAAACAAACAACCTGCATCTTATTGACCAGTTCGTCAAAGAAAAATTGATTAACCAGTTTCCTAGTTTCTACTTGAGGGATGATAATGCACAAAAGGCTTATTCCTGGACAAAAAAGAAAAGCAATAATAATTATCAAAGAGAATCGATAGTTTATATTGCGCCAATAGCACCCGAGGAAGCACAAACAAAGTAATACTATACTACTATTCTAAAAACCGACTACATCAGTCGGTTTTTTGTTTTCCCCCGCACCCCCAATAATATTAAAAATTTTCGCAAATTTTTTTTACATATAAAAAAGAGGGCATTTTTTAGTCCACAAGTTCCACACTCCAACATAGTATATTATTATATTTCTATAATATTGATTATTAGTATATTATATATTTATAATTCTGTGGAATTATTTGTTTTTTCTGTGGAACTTGTGGAGCTTTATTTTTTCACTCCTACAAAAAAAAGGTAAATCCACATTGTCCACGTTGTTTTTTTAGTTAAATAGTTGATTTTCAGCGTGTGGGATTGTGGAACTTTTTATACTGAAATAATACACTTATTTTCGTTTGTAGCACTATTTTTTTTATGTTTTTATTTTATCTTTGGAATCTATGAAAAAAGAAGCCATTTTAATTTCCATAAAAATTCCGACCAAGTCGTATATAAAGAAATTCATTATTACGAGATATGGCATTGAACATACTGTTAGTAAGAAATCAATGCTAGGGGTAATCATTGTTTCTCTTTTAGATAAAAACGTTTTGCGACCGGAATACAGTTTTGATTCCTGTGATACGGAATACACGGTCCATATTTCAGAATATTATATGAATGTGCGAGGTTTCAATTTATCGGTTAAAACGATTAAGTTCTTATCGGTGTTGCTGGACAAACTATTCTACGAAGATTTATTCACGTATATGGATATTTCAATTTCAAAATTGAACGTATCGGCACAGGAAGCATTATCATGTTTTTTTAAAGAATACAATATATCTGAAGATGAATTGAATTTTGATAGTATTTACAAAAAATATCAGAGGCATTGCAATTTTAATATTAAATCAAAAAAGAATAAAATATAGTTTTTTCATATAAAAAAACAAACGGGAAAGCCAATAAACAAAGGCGTTAATCATTAGGACAATTCTATAAAAATAAAATTATGAATACAGATTTTGAACAATTAGGAGGTTTTGATACCGTTGAATTTTATTTACTTTCTGAAACGGCTAACTGGCCCATCATTGTAAATGATCAAACGGCTGCGCAAGTTACACACGTGCAATCATTATTGGATAATTATGGAGTAATTGCCAATGATACTATTGATGTGAACATTACACCAAAACAATCGGCGGAAGGTACTATTTATCCAACGGATGTTGTTTTTGTTTTTGCCAATCGCACTGAAGCCTTGGAAAACTATTTGGATAATTACCAAAATAAGCCAGTTGTTGTAATTGCCAAATTGAATACTGGAGTAAAAAAATTATACGGAACAAATGAGGAACCTCTTATTCTAAATTATAAAATTGATGAAGGTAAAAAGGCGGAAGATTTAGGAATTATTTCCGTTAGTATCAAAGGCGAAACCCGTAATAGACCTGTGTTTTACAACGTTTAGAAGCCTTTGAAAATTATGTCCTATTTTAGATTTTATTAAAAACTAAAATTTGTACTATAAATATGGGGGAATTAGCATAGATGGTTAATGCTCTTTTAGGACTGCGGATAGCAATATTCGTGTGTTACGAAGATTACGGCGGTTCGAGTCCGTCATTCCTTGCTACAATAGTATAATTTTTTTGTTTTGAAAAATAACACTTACAGTCTTTTAAACACACCTTGGATGATTGATGATGCTTCAGCTACATCGCTCATTCCAAATTTGCTTACTTTATTAAAAGGCAAAAAATTTACAAAAGTTGATTCTAAAATTCCAGTTGTTTATTTTGATTGTGATGATGATGATGATGACAATGACGATTATGATAATGATTTGAATGAATTGGAAGAAATAAATGTTTCTTCAGAAAATCAATACGTTGCTGTATTACCTATTAAAGGTACTATTTTCAAATATGATCAAGAATGCGGACCAAAAGGAACGCAAACTATGATTACTATTTTGAACAATTGGAAAAATGATTCTAAAATTTCGGGCGTAATACTTGATGTTGATAGCGGTGGCGGTCAAGCATCGGGAACTCGTGAATTGAGAGAATTAATTTTAAATTATCCAAAACCAATTGTAACCTATTCTAATGGTAATATTGGTTCGGCAGCTTACTGGTTAGCATCGGCATCAAGATTCATTGTACTTAATGAGAATGCTGATTTAGTAGGAAGCATAGGTGCAATGCTAAAATACGTAAATCTTGACGGCATTCTAAAAAATCAAGGTGCTGTTATCGAAGATTTATATGCTGATGGAAGCCCTCGAAAAAATGAAGAAGTCAGAGCATTAATTGATAATCAAGATACTTCTGTTTTAATAAAAAACATTCTTAATCCTTTACAGGGTATTTTTGCATCTGATGTAAAACTTTCACGTCCACAACTTAACGATTCGGTATTTGAAGGTGCTGTTTATTTTCCAAAAGAAGCATTAGCCGAAAAGTTGGTTGACCAATTTGGTACAATGAAAACCGCTTTTGATAAAGTTATTTCATTATCAAAATCTAATAAGAGTAATAATTCAAATACTAATACTATGCAAACAAAACAATTGCCAAAATTACAGGCTGTTTTGGGTTTGACCGCTCCTTTGGCTATGACAGACAATGGCAGTTTTTTGAACGCTGAACAACTGGAATCATTGGAAAGCCGTTATGCAGCTTTGGAAGCATCCGAAGCAACATTGCAAACGCAACTTACAGAAGCACAGAATAATACTGAACTTCAAGGACAATTAACTACAGCGCAATCAACTATTACAACGGTTGAATCGTCTGTTGAAGCGATGCTTACCGAGGCTGGTGTAACTGCTACTGGTACTGTAACTGAAAAGTTAACAGCACTTTCTGCAAAAGTTACAGAAATGGCTGGTAAAGATGGTGCTAATCCAACTCATTTGAGAGTTGATCCTGCTGCACCTAAAAACGAAACTTATGTGGATGCAACTGCATCGCACAATCAATTGGCTAACGAAATGTTTAAATAATAAATTTATTAAATATGAATATTCAAGATATTAAAAAAGAATTAGGCGAATACATCGCAAACAATCCAAACATTGTTGCACAAACTGGTGTTTATAGCCCGGATATCACATTGAATCAATATTGTAAAACTGTAACTGCTGTAAAAGGTAAGTTTCCACAGTTTAACCAAATAATGAGTCGTGTTGTTCAAGGTTATAAAGCAGAATGGCAAGCCCTTGGTGAGGCATCTTTGATTGGAAAGAAAATGGAAAATTTCCACCAAAAAGTAAACTTTCCTGTAAATCCTTCGGAAGTTTTAAACTCATGGTTGGCATTTTTGTACACAGAAGGTTTAAAAGCAGATCAACATCCAATTTCTAAATACATCATTGCTGATTTGATGTTGAAAGTAATTGATGATATTGAAGATTTGTCACAAACTGGTGAGTATAATGCAGCAACTGCCGCTGGACAATATGGTAGTT